ATCGCTATAGGTTGCGACCCTGATCAACAAGGTTTTAGAGTTAACTCTCCTTTGAACAGTTTTGTCTGTGATTTTTCACGGTTTACTCCGATAGTTATCTTATTCTAAATAACTGACATCTTTGCCAAGATCTCTCAACACATGTAAGTAGGAGTCATCTTTAGCTAAAATGTCCAAGACTTTCTTCTCACTAATCGTATCATAAGGTCTATAAGCATCAAATAATTCGGTAAAGCGAGCAAACAAAGCAGGACTATGTATATAAGCCTCTACTTGTACAGCTCTAATCTTACCTGGTAATACTTCTTCGATGTTTTTAGTCTTATCCATCCATTGTATAGTACCGAGCAAAGTTTCCACGCTTAAACATCCCATAAATCTCTTTAGAACAGGATGATATCTGAAATGTCTCTTCACAAAAGTAAGGGCATCAAAGGGCTGATGTTGACGAGTTATAGGTGTTTTATCACCATTCGTACACACCATACCGAGATCACTCGCGACTGCATCTATAGTAGTCAGATTAAACCACGAGGCATCATCTGGCCCAGCTCCGATAACCTTATCGTCACCCATCACAAAATCAACTACTCTCTCAAACTTCTTAATAGTAGGATCATCATCAAACGAATATAAAGTAAGTGCTGTTAAACACTTATTTATAAGACAATTCATCAACAAGGTAAGCCAAGTTCCGGAAGGCAATCCATGAGTCGTAGCATAAAGTTCATCATTAACTAATACACAAGAAGTCGCCATGGAGTCTATAATATACTCCAACATCTTCTTATTCTTACCTTTATACTTCTCATAAAAACACTCTCCAATCAAATGCATGAATTGAGCCATTATAGATCCATCCCACTTTGAGAAATCAATATCTCCAGTGACTTTACATTCCTTCAACTTTTTAGCAAGCTCATCAGTATCTGTATAAGGATTATACCCTACACAAATGCCGGTCTTCATTCTATTAGTCTTAAAATGAGTCATGACATTTCCAAATATCTTCTTAGTCCACCAAATATGCTGCAAAGGCATAATTCTAAAGGTACGAGGTGAGTCCACTTTATCCACGGTTCTCAACTCATCCTTAAAACACTCCGTACTAAGAACTTTCCTTATATCCACATTCTCATTCAAAACCTGTGTCTTGAAATCGGCAAACAAATCAATAGCCTCTTGCTTAATGATCTTGTTCTCAAAGTCAAAATAATTTTGTTTACCGGGGATACAACCATAACCATTAGACGAATCCTTATTAAGAGCAGGAAGCTCTGTATTTCCAAACGCGCATGCATTATCATCAATGTCATCAAACTCTGGTATTAAAGTCGATATACATTTCTTAATAAAAGCATTCTCATCAGTCGTTATACGACCCTGTATCTTAAACGTCTTTTTAGCTGTCTTCTTCAACAGAGCAGCGGGAGAACCCATACACTTGAAGTTGGGCGGCGCTTTATCACGTATCTCATCATATTTAACGGGGGTTATAACATCATCCAGAATAGCATTTTTAAGTGCTTTAACATGCTCATTACTATCTATATGAAAGATAGTAGGCGTCAACGATGTTTCATCAACAGCTCTCGACACTTTAACATACTCATCAGGATAACGCAACCTAGCACCAGACGTGTCAGGACGTATCTCCTCGTCAAATCGAAACGGCACATCCTCTTTATACAACATAAGTGCTCTAATCTCATCAGCGACACATCTTGGTGGCACAACACAAAATCCAGCACTTCCATTACCTGCTACGTGAAACCCTATTATTCCATGTTCTTCAGAAAATAACATAGTTCCACAGGCTCCACCTGCAGTCAAGGGAGTTACATAACCAGTATTCGGTAAATGAACATAATTTCCATAAGACACACGATCAGTATTATTAATACAAGACACACCTAACAACAATGGTATAGTAGCGTAGGTGTTGACCAAGTAAAGTCTGGGATTCGCAACCGCGGCTGTTAGAAACAAATTATTACAATTAGGGTATCTAGCAACCATGTGAGTCAACTCGTAAACAGCCAAATCACAACCTGGATACATCCTAACTAACTTAACTTTCACATCCTCTCTTTCCTTACAATTATTGCGGTAATGATCTTGAGTAACGTATATATCTATACGCGCTTCAACGGGCCATGCGTGTGCAGGCACCAGAATCTTGTTACCACTAACAATTGATTGCGTAAAGCCATCTCTATCGGGATCATCATCTCTATACACAGCTAATCTCATAAACTTCTTCACACTCTTCAAACGATCGGTCTCATCAAAATAATTTATAGCATTACCACTTTGTAAGTGCCATGAATCATTTTTAGCAGCTTCCTTCGCTGCCTCGCAAGCCTTAGCTAACACATCAAACGGATCTTCATGAGACTCAAACACATCTCCAACAAAGTATCCTAACAAAACACTAACAACTATGGAAGTTGTTATGATCAATCCTAAACCGAAATCGCCTGATAACCATTGTAGAATGTCACCTACTATCGTACCGGGCGCACTCAAGTTGTCTTTAATATAATCGACACAAGTTTTACCAGTCGATATAAAGGCAATAACTCTTTCCGTGCACCAAGATATCAGTTGTTCACCTAAATCCTTAAACAATGTGGTATAATAACCAGTCCATTCTTTCCATACTCTCGAGTATTGGTTTACCGGGTCACAAATATAATAACTCACAGTATTACCAATATCACCAAACTGGGAATGAAAATCACGTGCATCGTAGTACGTTTCCAAATCAAATCCATCAATAGCCTCAACTTTAGTCTTATCCACACGACATCTCTTGTTATCATTCTCCGTACATTTAGTAACGTGTTCAACAACAAGGGATAACCACTTCAAACAAGCGACATCGCGCTTACCAGGGGGGTATTTAGAAGAATCGAATCTCGGGTTAACGGGTGATTCAATACAATGGTCTATAAAACCATCTACCCACTTAGGGTTATTACTTCTAAAATCAAACTTTCGATATTGTAAAATTTGATAGAAATACCCATTACTATCCTTATAAGATTTAACGTCAATTAAATGCGGTCTGCGAAACAAAGCAGACGGTTCACTTATACAATCACTTTTTGTAAAACTATTTAAAGTCGCAAAGTGATTGGTTGTTGCTAAGATTAACTTTGAGTTAAAAGATTTAGTATTCTTTAACTCTGCCTTAGCACAATCAAGTGGAAATTTTGTAGTGGATACAAAGTTGATCATCGTTCTCCATTGAGAAACTGATTGTTGACCAACATCATCCATCACAAAAACATCTTCATTATTATAATCGTCGTAAAAATCTTTCGAGCTTTCAGCAGCAGGGACAGTATGAACATAAGTTGACATATCCTTGCTAGCCAAATAACTAGTATAAGAATTCATAAGAGTGGTTTTTCCTGAACCAGCTCCTCCTTCAAAAACAAAAGCTACAGGCTCCAATCTATCAACAGCGCCATAAGTTTTACAAGTTTTATAAACATTTTCACAAAAAGCTTTCCATGTTATTCCGAAATCTTTATTGCTACTGTTATTTATATAATCTCTAAAATACTTATCTCCAACACACTCCGTGTGCAAATCCAGAACAGCAGTTCTGAAACGCGAATCATGATAACATGATGCATCCTTCACAACACTAGTGTACATATCAATAACACGAGTAATCCTGTTATATTGTGTAGCACTCGATCCAATAAAATCTAACAATGAATTGCCAAATTTCGTAAAGGATGTACCAATTATCTTCTCTTCCTTCTCAGCGACATACGTAAAAATCATACGCATTATATCAATGGCCTTTCCAAAACAAAGCATCATAAACTTAGTATCAAAAATACGTTTACCAGTCATAACGGTAAACGTTTTAATAGCATCAAGCATTTGTTTTGGAATACCCATTATTCCAAACATAGTAAGG